TTAGCAACACATGGAACGTTATTGATTTATCGGAGTACGCTGACGCTTTGGATATTTACCGAGATAACTTCAAACGTCGCCGTCCGGGAATGAGGTTTGTATAATGCGATATAACGATAGAATTACACTTGTTTACATGGACGGGCCGGAAGATGAGTTAACTGGCGAAGTTATTTCAGTTAAGAAACGCGTAACGTGCTGCATTCAGCCGGTTACCAACCTGCAAAAGCTAAACGTGTACGGCTTGCTTAAAACGTCACCGTTAGAAGTGCATTTAAAGAATCGTATTGATATTCCAGACCGTGTAGAGATTGACGGCGTGCAGCACAACGTTATCGAAGCGATTAAAGGTCGGAAAGTGAGAGTGTTGACAATTGGCGGGTAATTTTAACGTTAAGTTTACAAAGATAAAAAAACTGTTTGATGAACTTGACATAGCAAAGAACACAAGCGTTGAGTATACAAAGGAAGGAATGAAAACTGCAGTGTCACGCGCGGCAGAAAAAGCCCAAGGGCTTGCTCCGGTAGATACAGGGTATTTACGCAGGAATATACAGCCGAGGCCCGTAGAAGAAGCACACGGCGTTGTAGTAGGTCGATTCGTGGCGCAAGCAGAGTATTCAAGTTATAATGAGTATGGCACTTACAAAATGGCAGCACGTCCATTTATGGCGCCAAGTGTTGCAGCGACACAAGCATTCTTTTATAAAGCTGTTAAGGATAAGCTAAGGGAAGCGGGGAAGTTTAGTTGAAGTTAACGGATTGGTACAAACTCATAGCTAGCCAGCTGGCGGCTGAAAACATCAAAGTTAAATACAAGCAGCCAAGCCAAGCTGACACGTTACCACTGGTTCACATCAACGTCCATACCGACCTTGACATGTCTAACAAGTTCGACACACTGAATCAAGTTACACAGCAGATCGATTTATATGCTGAAGGCACTACCCCACCGCTTGACTTTGAAGATATGATTGACACGGTAAAGCGTGCAATCAGTCGAACGCCGGTACGCTGGGACGCATTGACAACACAAACAACCATCGACGACAGCACGGGACGTGACATCAAACGTGCCATGTTATTAGTCATGGTAACATTATAAGGAGCGTGTAAAAGTATGGTAGAAACAAATAACGGTATCACGTACGTAAAAGATACCCCATTCCGCGGTAAAGATGTTTGGTATTTCATTCAATCGACAGATAAGACAGTGGCACCAATTGGTTCTCCGGCTGTATTACCAGCCCACCAAACTGAAGGTAGCGTATCTATCGAAGGTGATTCATTAGACGAACAAACTAAGATGGGACGGATTTTAGCAGCGTCAACTAACGAAGATTCAATCGATTTGAGTGCTTACGTGGTTCCAGGTGATAAGGCTTCCAAGATTATCATGGACGCTAAGCACAACGGCCGTCAAGTTAAAGTATGGCGTGTAGAAGTTGACGATCGTGTATCGGTTGTTGAAGGCGACCACAAAGCTTATCCGGCTATGTTCGGTTACGGTGTTGTTGATTCAATGGATATCACTGACGGTGACAGCTTCAGCGAATTAGAATTCACTATCAATATCATTGGTAAACTAGCCGACAAGTTAAAAGGTGGCGTAGACGCAACGTTCCCATTAACCGACGAAATGCGTGCAGCACTTAGCCAACTTTACTACTACGAACGCCCGGGCGAAACGGAAGGCGAATTTACCGACGCCGCAGGTTCTGAAGATGCCCCCGATTCTGGCGCCGCATAATAAGCTACTATAATTAACGTAGTAGTCGCAAGCGATTGTTTGATGGCCGTACCAACGACAATCACGGCGAAATCTGGTACACTAGAAACAACGGTAGCCGTTACGGTTACTGAATAATTAAACCCTATGGAGGTTATCGGATATGTTAAAAATTAACGATAAAGATGTTAAGTTTGATTTTCGCGCTTATTTCCGCGCTAACTCAATTCTATCAAGTGCCCCTAACGCTAATGACGGTGCAAGTCAACTGTGGATCAAGTTCGTAACTGGCGACGAAATGGCGGTTCACGACGCATTAAATGTGTTACTACCTGACGTTGACGAAAACGATATTTTTGATTTACTTGATAAGTACGAAGAAAGCGGCGAAATGGATAAGTTACGTGAAGACTTACAAGCCGAATTATTCGCCTCGGGTTTTTTCCATCGCGCCGCAAAACGCTTAGTAAGCTTTATGGAAAAATATCAGAAACCGAAGAAAGCGAAAACGGACGAAGAGAAGCAAGCGCAACAGCTTCAGCGCGATACGCTGGAAGAACTGAAGAAGAGTCTTTCATAATTGACTTCGCGCGTAAAGGGATAACCGATGTCGGTTATCCTTTTTCTTTATATAAATGGGAAGCAGAAGCGTTAATGGATGGCTTGAACTTGCGAGATGTGGACATGCGGCGCGCCCAACTCGATCAAGCAATATATATCGCTGGACTTTCTAACGCAGATAAGCCGAAGCGGGCACTATCTAAGATGAATTCTGGGCTGGATAAGCTTGAAAGAAAAATAACTAATAAGAAAAATACCCCGCAAGATAACAAGCGAATTGCGTCAATGATTGGCAAGGTTGGCAAGCTATTCAGCGGTGATAATAAAGAAAAAGAAGGAGGTTAACACATGGCACAAGTAGCAGCAACATTTACTGCTGACGTGACCGGCTATCAAGCGGCAATGGATAAAATGAAGCGCAGCACGCAAGGAATGCAAGGCGGCGTCAGTTCGTTGGCTAGTAAAGTTTCGAGCGGCATGTCATCAATCGGTAAAGTCACGATGGCGGCCGGGGCAGCAACTACTGCAATGGGTGTTAGCTCACTAAGATCATATGGGACTTTCCAGAACTCACTGAACAAGGCCGGCGTTATTGCCGGCGGTACAAGTAAAGACATTAAAGGGTTAGCCGACATGGCTAATAAGATGGGTGCCGACTTACCATTAAGCGCCCAAGACGCAGCAGACGCCATGATTGCAATGGCACAAGACGGTGCTTCAATTAACACCATAAAAGACGAGTTCCCAGCCATTGCCCGTGCAGCCACTGCGACAGGCGCAGACTTACAGCAAACGGCCGGAACGGTTCAGCAATCAATGAACATCTGGGGAGAATCTCTGAAGTCCCCTGAACGTGCAGCTGCAATTCTTACCGAAACAGCTAACTTGTCTAACGCGTCAGTAGAAGACATGTCAGGTGCAATCAGTAACATTGGTGGGGTTGCCAAGTTAGCCGGTTACGGTATGACGGAAATGACGGAAGGCATTGGGCTGTTAACCAACCGCGGTTTCACTGCTCAACGGGCCTCCCAAAACCTGTCACATGCAATCCTAGCCATGCAAGCTCCTAGCGATAACGCAGCCGGTGCTATGGAAAAGCTTGGCATTTCTTACAACGATTCTAGCGGTAAACTAAAACCATTTAAAACGATTCTTAACGAAGTTGCCGACGCTACCGATGGTATGGGAAAAAGTCAAAAAGCGGCAGCGTTAAAAACGTTGTTCGGCGCGGCCGGTATGAACGCCATTGCACCGTTACTTGATTCAGTTAAGGATAAGACAGGCAAGACGGCTACATCGTGGGACGCATACGCCGACGCTATGACTAAGGCAAGTAAAGACGGTGCTACATCGCACAAGTTCTTAGTAGGTCAAGCCGGAGAAATGCAAAAGAACATCGGTGCTAAGCTCGACCAAGTTTCCGGTAACTGGGAATCACTTCGAAACAAGTCAATGGCTTCAGAAAGTACAATAACCGGCGGAATGGTTGATATGATTAACAAGACATTGACTTGGTCAAGCGAATCAAGCAGCGGAATCGCTAAAGTTGTCCGTGGTTTCATTGGTCTTTCACCAGTGATTGGGCCGGCATTAACCGGTATTGGCGGTTTTATCACGTCAACTGGCAAAATTATCGGTGTTGCCAGCAGTGCGGTTAAGGGTATTGCAAGATTAGGGACGAGCGCAGCAAGTGCGGCTGGTCGACTACTTGGTGCTGGTAAAGCTGCCAAGACAACCAATAGTAGCTTGTCTCCTATGGCACAAACAACTAAAAGTAGTGCGGCGGCAGCCGGTGCAAGTGCAGCAAACTTCCTTAAAATGGGGGCAGCAGTTGCGTTAGTCGGAGCTGGTGTACTCGCTGCGGCAGCTGGTATTGCATTGCTTGTTCAATCGGCTATTAGCTTGGCAAACGCAGGTAACGGCGCACAAGTAACGATGGTGGCGATGGCAGTTGGTGTCGTTGCATTAGCTGGCGTATTCGCACTTCTCGGGCCCGCATTAACTGCCGGTGCCGTTGGTATTGGCGTATTCGGAGCAGCCGTTTTGGCAATTGGTGCCGGTGTCGCGGCGTTTGGCGTTGGTGTCAACCAAGTTGCGAAAGCAATTGTATTGCTATCTGGACACATGTCGGCAATTGTGCCAGTTATGTCAGCGATGGGCGCCGGGTTTGCCGCTATGCTAACATCGTTCATTACTGGGATTTTAACGGCCGCGCCACAAATTTCAGCAGCTTTCATTAACATGATAGTATCAATGTCAACCCAGCTTGCACTAGCAACTCCGTTATTAGTATCTAACTTTATGCAAATGTTAACTGGGATGATGACAGCGATTGCCACAAACGCACCGGCGCTAGTAGCGTCATTTGCCAACATGTTAATTTCACTGATTACAGCTGTTACTGCACAAATCGGGCCAATTGTTGCAGCCGTTACTGGTTTGATTGTTGCAATGGCTGCCGCCATCGGAGCTAACGCACCACAGATTATTGCAGCTGGTATCGCATTGATCGGGCAACTAGCACAAGCGTTTGTTACGCAACTGCCGTTATTGGTTCAGATTGTAGGCGCAACAATGGCTGCGATGGTTGCTGTTATTGTTACCTATATGGGTAAATTCCAAGAACTTGGTGGAATTGCAGTAACTGCAATTGTTGCTGGGTTTACCGGTAAAAAGTTCGATGCAGTCGGTGCAGCGACTGACGTTATTACCTCAGCCGGTACAGAAGCTTCTAAAGCTGGACAATCAGCATTTAAAGCTGCTGGTGGTAATGCAGCTATCAAGTCAGCACAAGCAATCGCGAACAGTAAGGGTCAACACCAATCGGCCGGTTCCGCAGCTGCACGCGCTGGTGCTAGTGGCGTTAAGTCACAATCTGGAGCGTTCAATAGTGCCGGTTCTAGTAACGGTCGTTCTGGTGCCAACGGTATCAAGTCAACGTCTGGCTACTTCACTAACGCTGGTAACAGCAACGGTAGTGCGGCTGCTCGTGGGATTAGAAGCCAATCAGGTGCGGCAAACTCTGCCGGTACTAATCTAGGTAACCGCGGCGCTAGTGGTGCACGCAGTGCTCATGGAAGTTTCAATTCAGCTGGTAGTTTCTTAGGCTCCGGACTTGTTAATGGTATTAAGAGTATGGCCGGCAGCGTGTTAGGCGCTGCTTCTAGCTTGGCTAGTCGCGCAGCCGCAACGATTCAGAAAGTTCTTAAGATTCACTCACCTTCACGAGTAACGTACGCGTTTGGTGGCTACTTCGGCGCTGGTTTAGCAAACGGTATTAAGTCTATGAACGGTACTGTTGAGGGTGCTTCAGCAACGATGGCAAGTAGTGCGGTTGACGGAATGAGTGACTTAACAGCAAGTCGGAAAGTAGCTGCAAAATCGTTGGCAGCCGGTATCAACGGAGCTACGACAGATATTAACGCAAGCGCAACGTTGTCACCTAACACAGGTGATTCGGTAGATGAAGATAACTGGGTGAAACCAACGTTCTACGTTCACAACGAGCTTGTAGGCGACAAGATTCAGACAATCGTTAACCAAGGACAAGCAGAAAGTTCAATACACGACAGATTTTTCAGATAGGAGCGGTTTAAATGGATTTATTAGTTGAAAAAGGCAACAACAAAACATATTTAAGTCAGTTAGGATTTTTGGTTACTTCCTTTGAGGAGGGAGCGCCGACTATCGCACGTAACAGTACAAACATTCAGGGCCGCAGCGGTTCCGTTGATTTTGGCGGTTGGCACGAAAGCAAAAAGGTAAAGCTCGAAGGGTTTTACCGTGCGGAAGACCAATACGAAGAAGAGACGCTCAAAGAGCGCCTTTTTGCGTTATTGTCAGATCCTGAAGGCATCTATATTACTGAAATGCGTGGAGAAATCGGGCAAGGTTTCGAACGCCCAGGAGAAACAGAGGGCGAAGTTTACGAACACATGATGACGCGTCCCAGCCACAAACGCTTTTACGTTTACGCGTCATCGATCGAAAACGAATTTCAAGGCAATGTTGGTGGCACAGTGTTGTATAAGACGTCGGTTGAGTTCACGACGTTGAAACTTCCATATGGTGAAAGCGTGCCACGTGATTTAGATGTTAATAACGGGATTATTCCATATTCCGGAACAGTACCTTGCAACCAACTCGAACAAGGTTTCTCAATTGAGTTCACTGCAAAAGAAGGCGGTTCAGGTCTAAAAATCGACATTAACGGAAAAGAATTCGTATATGACGGTCAGGTTTACGACGGAGACGTTTTAAAACTGTCTGGGTACGAATATACTAAGAACGGATTGAGCGTCGTTAGAACGACTAATAAAGCGTATTTCAAGTTATTACCCGGCGTCAGCAACACGCTTTCAGCAAGTTTACATGGTACAATTAAAGTGTTGAATTTCCAAAATTTATACGCATAAGGAGGTTTTTTAATGGCAGTTTTTAGAGACGTTGCTAATGACGAATACATTGCTGACGTCGAGTTCAAGCGAACCGAAGGCGTTAACGGTGAGAAGTCGCTAACTGGCACGATTTACTTCGGTGACGCAGTTAAAAACGGAATCGCGCGCGGCTGGACTGTTATGTTCGATAACGAAGAATATTGCGTTTTAACGTTCACTAAGAACGACGAAGACAATACGGTTTCGTTCACGGCGGTTCAGATGTTCTTTTATAAGATGAGCAAGACGGCGTTTCACGAGCAATGGAATGGTTCACACCCGTTTAACGAATATTTAAGAGCTATCTTCGATGGTACGGGTTACACCTATGTCAACGAAGTTAGTGCCGCAGCATTTGAAAAAGAAAACTGGGGGTTAAAAAGCAGACTAGACTTATTCAACGACATCATCGACCAAGTATCAGCCGAATTTTATGTAGACGGCAAAACAGTTTACATCAAAGAAAAAATCGGCTCGGACTTGGCAACGGTCGTTAGATACGGTTTCAACTTAGAAAAAGCTGAAATCGAAACAGATAACAGTTCGTTCGCAACATACGGTGTCGGTTTCGGAGCACATGACGATCCTGACGACACCACAAGTCCGCAGTTACAAGTTGAATATTACAGCCCGTTATACGACTACTACAAAGACAAGTTCGGCAGGATTGAAGCTGAACCGGTTAGCG